TTCAAAATATTGATCTGAGTTAGGCGAAAGACCATTATCTTTTATAGCTTCTTCATGAAGTGCATAAGCATAAGCTGTCATGCCTTTGTGTTCTTCATTACCGAACCAAGTATTTTTTTCTCCCCATTCTTTTGCCTTTGGTTCAGGCTCTGGAACAGAGTTAAAAGATTGCTGCTGTTGTTGCTGATAAGCCTGTTGCTGCTGTTGTTGATGAGCTAATTGTTGCTGATAAGCCGCTTGCTGCTGTTGCGTTGGCTGTGCAGGAAGACTTCTTTCATAACGCTCTGCCTCTTGCATCTGAGACTGAGCTTCAATCATCTTTTCCTGAGAAGATACAATATCATCAGTATTACCTTCTTCGTGAGCCTTTTTATATTCAGCTTTAGCTTTTTCTGCTGCCAGCTTTGCTTTTTCCTTAATCTGTGAAACCAATGCAGTCTCACCGCGATTTATTAAAGATTCATATTCTTTATTTTTTGCGGAAAGATTTTGGTTTTGCTGGTTAAGTTGTTGCGCCGCAGCAACCGCTTCTTCTGCAAGGCGTTCTGCTTCTCTTCTTTTAAAGGTTGCCTTATCAAGACGTTTCCTGACACTAACACTATAATTGTCTAACTCTTCATCACCAGTTAGTTCTTCAGCCGCTTTTTTAACAGGAGGTTTATCATCAACAATTTCTAAATCAAAATTAGCATCTTCATCAGCATCTTCTTTTTCTTTAGAACTTTTACCAATTTGCGTCTTAACACCAAAAAACTTATCTTCGGCTGACGTTGTTTCAACTATGGACTCTTCTAATTCGCTCATATCTTTACAATCCCCCTTGGATCTTCGACCACAGCTTCTACGCTATCGTCATTGATCAAACGAAACTCTTTTCCATGAACTAGAAACCGAGTGCCTGTATAAGAACGCATTATAATCCAGTCTCCTTTTTTACAAAATGCGCCTGTCGGGAAACGTGCAGAATCTGAATAAACATCTGGCCCCATATCCAAAACAAACCCAACAATACTCCCCACCTCTTCGGTGTGTATTGTTTGACTTGATTTGATAATTCCACCATCTGTTTTCTCATCAGGTTCTGGTAAGGCAATTAATATCTTATATCCTTTCGGTTTCGGCATCTGACTTGCTTTGCGAGCGATGGAATCTTCAATGCCAATTTCTTGAACATTGTCATCCGACTCGTTTACTGCTGCTAATGACTCAGCCATTAGATTTCCTCCTGCACTGGAAATTGGTGTCCAGAGTCACCTGCGCTACACAATATAGCGTTATGCTTGCTCAATCTTCTTTTTTAGATCAAGTAATTCTCTTTCTGCCATTGCAATGCCTTCTATAACACCGCAACAACGCGAATATTCTGAAAAGTCCTGGCAACTCCCTGTACTGATATGATCGCTTAAATCATTAAGTAACTCTCGATACTTTGTCCTTAAAACATCTAGTTCATCCATCAGAGTTCTTGTTTCCCATCAGGTCTTTTGCTATGTCTCTGCCTAATTTAGCACCTTCAATCTGTTCTTTACTAGCTATTTTTTTAGATTCAAGCTGTTTCATACTATTGTCGGCTGCAATTCTAACGCCTAACTTGGCAGTTTCTATTCTTTCTTGAGTTTCTAGTTTATCTCTATCTAAGCCAGATTTATCCATAGACTTTTTTAAATCAAGCTGAATTTTAGCCATATCAGATTGTGTTTTAGCCTCAAGTTGTTGCTGCTTAATCTGTAATTCTTGTTGCTGCATCTGAATAATAGGATCTTGAGACTCTTCCATTTGTTTTTGCATCTGAGCTTCACGTTTATCTTTTCCAGTCAACTGTGCTGCTGCTGGCGCGACAAGCCTTGAAAGCCTAAGTTCAATATCTTCTGGTAATTTCTCTTCAGGGCCAGGTAACGGCACACCAAGTTCTTTTTCAATCTTAGCTCTATAAGCAAAAGCCACATGCTCTGAAATATGTGAAGCCATTGCCGCCTCTGAAACCTTTGCGGTAGGATTCTGAGACATAATTTCCATAATCTTTGGGTCTTCTATCAAAGATACATGAGTTTGAATATGAGCTTCATGGTCTTGGAAGATAAACGCCTTAACTGGCTTACCGTTAATAATATTCATATTTTCAGTTACAGGATCGGTAACTTGGGTCTCATCTTCAAGCGGTACAATCTTATCAGCATCTCTAATTCCTAGAACTTCCAGCATTTGTCTATGTAAAAGAGGTAAGTCATACATTTGAGGTGCTTGCACTGCAAGTTGTAATGCAGCCTGATACTGCATAATTCGCTGTGCCATAGTCCCAGCATTAGGATCGCTTACAGGAATGATGTCTACTTGATCATCAAAATCCTCCGCTACTAACTCCCCATTCTTAATGTCATAAGGATACTCAGATGGGCCGAAATCTCGAACAATCCCAGAAAGAATACGCAATTCCTTACGCATAGAGGCATGAAGTCTGGCCTGAACCGCACTCATTACCTTCATGGAGCGTTCCAAAATTGCCAGTGTCGTGCCAACAGGCGCTTCAGAGTTCATGTCGGCGGCTTTTACATCGCCAGCAGAGGCAAATCGCCTGCCTTCGGTAACAATATCGCCTAAAAGCTGATAAAGGACGTTGGATGGCTCTTTGTAGGGTAAAAAGGTAATGTTATCCCGTATTGCGCCACCTGGAACATCAACATCTCTAAATTCACCAGGCATAATGGGCGTATCATCGCCTTTAATCCGTAATCCACGGGATTTTAAACCACCAGGTAGATTGGAAAGCGTTCCTGCATCTACTAACTGGCGTAAAATGCTGGTTGCAGACTTAGCCAAGCCACCAATCATGTGGATTAAGCCGAATCCGTAAAATCCAATACCTGGCAAATACTGATAATGTACAAAATGTTCCCGTTTCATCTTCATCGGGTCATCTTCATACCAGTTTCTGCGTATTGAGAGTATTTCACGGGAAGACTTGTCGATACTGACAACATAAGGCAAGGCTATACCCGTAGGTTCACCATATTCAGAATCCTCAAATCCAACTAGATCCATTTCTGCCTGTACTTCCAGAATGGTGTGGCGGTTATCAAACTCGTAATTAGCCGATCCGCCTGTTAGCTGGTTATATTTTCTTTCAATATCTCCGGTATCGGGACTTGGATCGGGTAAATCGATATCACTATAGAATCCTGAGACCTGTAATTTGCGTACTTCATTGCTGGTGCGCTTCATAATGTGGGTAGCGCGCTCACAAGTAACTAAATCAGAAGCTCCGTAGCTCACTACAAAGTCTTCAGCGGGTACAAACATGGAACAAGGCCGACCCATATTAGGATCGTAATACACTTTTCTGAAAGCAGATCCGGCTAAAGGTAAAGAAAACAGCATTTTTTCTGTTTCCGACCTGTATTCAGTCATTTTTTCAGTGAGTAGATAATTTAAGTAATCTCGTACCCTAGCTGATTGTTGAGATTTCTCATCTGTAACCTGACCGACTACTGATGTTTTAACAGGGCCAGCAGCAGGGAATATCTCTTGAATAGCTTGCGCTTGAAAACGCACAACAGCCTCAGTTAAAACCGGATGAAAAACACCACACGCACCATCCCAAGGCTCAGACCTGTCTTCGTTCTTTAGACCAAGAAGGTCTAATCCATTAATGTAGGTACTTTCCCAATCAGAACGAGAATCTCTGTCAGACTCAAAAGCGCCGATTAAATCAGAGGCAATTTCCCGTAAATCATTTTCCTCCATTAAATCTGCTAGATTTTCATTATGGTCGCTATTGCCGCCCATATCACCATTAGGATCGAAATCAATTATGACTCCGCCATCAGGGGTATCAACAGATACAGATTCTGGATTTACAATGTCTATCTCAATAGCCTCTTCTTGTTCAGGCGATTGTGAAAAGGGGTCAAACCCCATAGGGCGTTCTATAGCCATTTATCCATTCCTACTAAAATTACCACCACGAGTCGCAGCACCCATTCCTCTAACTATGCCGCCATCAGACATTTTTTTAACCTTGCCGCCTTTTTCATACTTAACCTTGGCTTTGCCTGGTTTCTTTTTCTTGCTGTCATAATAACTTGGCATCATTTTCTCCTAGTAATAAGCTGCTCTTTTTTTAATCATCGGCTCATCTTCTTCATCGGAACTAAGCCTTAAAAACCCGCCTTGGCGGAACCGTAACAAAGCCTGTGTACTGCTGTCCACCAGATCATCATGCTCTCCTACAGGAAAAGAGGCAAATTCTTCTATAACCATTTCGCCAAATCGAGTCTCTGGACACCAAACAACACCTGATGCAAACATATCTGCTACTGCATTTACACGCGCTACTTTATCATTCCCTCTCGATGGAGTGTACTCTGAAACAGGTATTCCCATTGCTCGTAGCTCAAATACCAATGGCGCTCCAGCAGCTTTAGCCTCAACAATACAAGCATCAGGTTGCCAGTTATTATAGAACTCCATTGCTGTTTTCTTTAGTTCTGGAAACTCCATCCGTTTTTTGTAAGCATCAAGCAGGATTATATTGGCTCTTGTAGTGCCATCTTCATCTGGCTGGTAGAAAACACCCCAAGTGGTACAAGCAGAGAAATCAGCTCTTCTGGTTTTAAGGAAAGCGGTATCCCAAGATTGAATAGTAAACTCACAATTCGGTGGATCGTCACGTTCCCAGCGTTTCCACCATTCACGCTTCACTAAAGCACCTTCCTCAGAGGTAGGGCTTTGTTGGTACTGAGCCTCCCATTTAGCAGAAGGTAATTCATTTTGCAGAGCAAGCAGTTCTTTCTGGCTCCAGAACTCAGGCCAGAGCGAGTTACCCGAAGGCATTAAGGCTGGAAATTCAATTAACTCCCAATCATCTACTCCCTCTCTTTGCGAGGATGCTTTAATAATCTTTCCTGTTAAGTCCCGTTTGTGCCATCGGGTCATAACAATAATGATTGCACCGCCTGGTTGTAATCGTTGCCGTGGGCCAGAGGTGTACCATTCATAGGTTTTATCAAATACAGCCGCATCAAGGCTTTGCCCGTCCTGCTCGGAATGTGGATCGTCAATGATGAGTAAATCAGCACCTTTACCCGTCACTGCACCGCCAACACCGATAGCGAAGTATTCCCCGCCCTGATTGGTACTCCAGCGTCCTGCTGCCTTGGAATCTGCTCTGAGTGCTAATGCTGGGAAAATTTCCTTAAAATCTTCAGAATCAACCAGATTCCTGACCTTTCGCCCAAAACCCACTGACAGCTCTGCTGTGTGTGATGTCTGAATGACTTTCTTTTCAGGGTTTTGTCCTAGAAACCAAGCGGGTAATAGGTAAGAGGCAAACTCACTTTTGGTGTGTCTAGGTGGCATATTGATAATAAGACGCTTTAGATCGCCTTTAATAACACGCTCAAAAGCATTGGCAATCACTTTATGATGCCTGCCTTCAATAAAAATAGGCCAGACATAATTCACAAACCCAAGAAAGCTATCTCTAGCAATTTCTTTTTTCTTAGCCTCTTCTAAATCTTCTAGTAATTCCAGCACTTCTCGCTGGTCTTCAACAGGAAGACGATTTACTTGGCTCAGGTTTTTTAAATCAATTCCTTCTAGCATTTATCTGCCTGTCTATTCAATCAAATTAGACTGAGTTGCAGGTTGCGGTTCCCTAGTAGGCACAACGTGCAACTCTGCTGCTGCTTTAATTTGTTTACTGAATTTAGAATCATAATGAAAAACAAGATCTGAATAATCCTTCTTCATAAATTCCTGCCAGGAAAGTGTTCCTATAAAACTCATCAGTCAGAAACCTGCAATGTTCCCTGTAACCCTGCATCTGTAACACCATTAACCGACCATATGTGCAAATGCAGTTCCGTTGAGTCAAAATTGGTTGGCACATCAAAAGAAAAGCTGGTTCCAGTTGGAATAGCGTCCTTTTCCTTAGAATAACCACCACAACTACTCGCTACCTTCATATCCCATACAGACCCAGCAGGGCTGGTTATTTCACCAAAAATAGATATTTTAGAGCCAAGCGTAGTGTATGTCTTGGTTTCAGACCATTCACCACTAGAATCGAGGGTAAAGTTAATGTTTTCACTTTCAGAAAGAAGTGAATCGGGTAGTTCATTGTCCCATGCTTTAGGATAAGGATGTCTTTCAGGTCTGTTCAGATCACTCATTAGAATATCCTAAAATTAGTGCATTGAATCCTTGTGAGTTTTAATTGAACTTTCCTCATCCTCAGTATTAACAAGCGCATCCTCGTCAGAATGATTATCAACGTATTCCTCCGCTATAGCCGATAAAGTGGCTAACTTAGAGTTTAACAAATCCTCTATCTCTGAAGAAGACCTTTCTTTATTTTCAATTGAAATGTCAGTGCGGAGCATCCCACTAACACGGGCAAGCAGTTCAGCACTGCGGAGTTGACTTGTACTGGCCTCAATATCACCATCTATCCACGTTCTTAACTTATCAAGAACCCGCTGGGTATCACTAAGAGCCAGTATTTCTTTCTTTTTCTGCACTTTCTTTTCAAATTTATTGATTAAAACCCTTTCTTCATCAATAAGCCTAGAAACCGTATCGTTGACAATAAGCCTACAAGCCTCTACTCCTTGAGCGTTCCTTGGGTTAAGTTCTTTATAGCCAGCTTTTACATAAGCATCTATGGCAGTAATAGGTTTTCCCTCTTCATCACAACCATTTGCAATGAGCTTGGCAAACCTTTTCTGTTTTTCTGTAGCCACTTGCATCCACATTTATTAAAAATAATGGGTGAATATAACAGAAAGAATCAATTTAGGGAAAAAACGACAGAATGGCTCTCAGACAAAAAGTTTAAAAAAACTGAGTGTCAGTTTCGGGGAAAGTAGCAGCTAGGATAAAGAGCTGGCAACTTACATGTTTCTGACATAACACCATCCTGTCGTAGTAACTTTCTTATTTCCTACTAGGACTATCCTATTAGTACAGTCCTAGTAAGTATATAACTTATAAAAACTAGGACTGTTCTATCCTAGTACAGTCCTAGTACAGTCCTATGCTAGTACAATCCTATCCTAGTACAGTCCTATCTATTTGTATTCCTATAGGGATTATACGGAGAGTAATACCAAAGGAAAAAAAAAGCAAATTTTTTGTAGAAAATTTTTAGGGCTGGGACTCCCAGGGCTGTTTCTGAGAAAAAAAGGGCTAGTAAAATAAAGAAGATCAGGACTATTTCTCCTTTTTTAGAAAAGAGTGGAGATTTAATGGCTATACAGATGTCGGTACTAGATGAGAAATTAACGAATTATTCGAGTGGAACTCTACGTATAACTCCCCGCGCCGCACGGCATTAAATTAAGGGGGGGACGGGGCTGGGGATAGGTACTATCATTTTCTGCGGAAATTTCAGAATCGACCTGAAAATACTGGGAAAATCTAGCCACTTGTCGGCATATCATTATCGGCATTCAACGTGGCAGCAATTCAACGTACTCAGCTCGGCAATTCTCGCCGATATGCTTACTCCTTATATATAGGGCAGAGAACAAGCGTATAAAATAAACAGCGAAATATCGTAAATAGTACTTGCGACATGTGTATTGTTGTTGTAATATTCTAATCAGTAGCTCAGACAGCGACCTACACATAGTTAAACTAGGGATTCAAAGGGGAAAAAATGAAAAGACTACTTAGCATAATAGACAAAGCAATAACGGGATTTATACAAGGAATTTTAATTCTATCCGCAATATTATTTTCCTTATCTTTTTTTTGGGTTTGGTTATGTTTTTTCGTTCAGTTATCACAATAATTAATCAATAGGATAAAACAACATGAACACACTACAAAAAATTGACGCGGAACAAAGGCGAGCAAGAGCAGACTGCATGCGCGATATAGAATGCCATAAAGAATTTCCGGTGATCAGGGCTGGTGGGTGGCAAATAAAGTACCCAATAAAACAGCACAACGAAGAATACAATATTATATATTCTGATGGGCCTGTAACCTTAAATTCTTTAAGAAAGATCGTAGAAGAGTTAAAAGCTGATGGCATTAAAGAAGCGCACTATGAATCAGAATATCGTTGTTATGAGAGTGCTGATGATTTACTCGGCTGGCACGGTGATTTTGCGCAGGTAGACCTTGCTCCATTGTTCGACTAAGGGCGTGTAAACGCTCTATCTAATCAATTACATCTTTAGGCAAACCAACAAAGGGGAACAACATGGAAACATTTATAACCGACATCAACCGATCAGCTAATCGCGGAAGCAGAATATGGATTGAAGGCCCACGACTTACACGAGCTGGCTTCCATTCCAAGCAAACACCATACAGCGTCACAATAGACAACGGCGTAATCACTCTCACAGTTGATCCAACGTCTAAACGGCGAGTATCTGGCAAAGGTATTAAGCCTGTTATTGATATGCGCTCTAAGAAAATAGAGAAGCTCTATCCACAAGGCAAGGTTGATTCCATCCTTGTCACCTATACCCCCAACCAAATCACATTCGAGGCTGCATAATGATGAACTTAAAAGAAGCAAAGTTTTTTCTCGCAACACTAGAAAGTGAAGGACTGATGTATCACTTAGATGATCGCGCCGTTGATTGTTTGAGCCAAGTAACCACTCAGGAAAGAGCAGAACAAATCCAAAAAACAGTCGATGCAATATATTCCGCTTCGCTCGATTGGGGCAAATATGAATGCCCCATCGGATTCTCAATACATCTCACCAATACAGGAAAATAAGACAATGAACACACAAGACCAAATTAATTACGATCTAAACTCGACCAGCTCATATATTGCTGGCGCAAAAATCCACCAATGCCCGAACCATGTAATCCGGCGCAATTTCAGGATGTGGCTAGACGGCAGCTATCACGGTTCAGATACATACTATGCCAATGTCGAAAGAATCCAAGACATAAAAGACTCACCCAATAAAATGCGTAGTTTCATTATTAATCAATTCACTGATTTTGTTGCTAGTGACTGGGATTGCAGTTACGGACACGCCCAAAAATCCATAGTCAAAGCATTGTCTGATGATGAGCTAAAAGCTCTTACAGTAGAGCTTACGGATGATGCGCTGGACTTGATAGCCGACTAACCAAACCCACAACCAACCCCATTCAGCCCGCCTAGTGTGGGCTTTTTGGGTGAAAAAAATAGAAACTTAAAAACCAGGTTATAAACTAAATTAATAACGAGGATTAAACATTATGAATCAATTTAATCAAGTATTTGCCCGTAATATGACACCGGATGAATTAGATCAATATAGCGATCATGTTCCTGCTAGTTTTATTAAAACTTTAGCAAGTAACTATGCTGATTCCAATCAAAATGCACTCGATCTAAATGAAAATACAGAAATCTACTCTACTGCTTTGGAAGAAATCAGCGGTATATCTAATAGCTTGGGTAACGCTGTTTCATCTATTGATTATTATATTAATGAATACCAGAATGATGACAGCGAAATAACTTTTTCTGACATAAAAGCATTGATCAACGAGGAAATAGTCAAATTGCGCGAAGAAGTGCAAGGCATTTATGAAACTCAAGACAAAGCACTCAAAACCAGCGAACACGGGAGCATAAGAGTATGAATAACACGATAACTAACCTGCAATATTTGTCACTGACAGAAGCGACCAGCGATGTCAGCTTGAAAAACAATAGGGGCTTTTACCTGGAATTATTGGCCGCCGCTGAATTAACAGAGAAACAATACGTCAATATTTTAGGATATATAGACAAAAATTATGGCGATTGTCTACCAGAAAACAAACCCAATCGGCACATGTTTATAGATGGTGACAGCGACCTTTGATTACTATCACCTTATACATGGCGTTTACACGCTATCGCTAATCAATCAAAAAAGAGGAGAAAACACTATGGGCAAAAAAGTAAAAATAAGTATTAATGGACTGGATGAGGACATATTCAAAAATATTGATAATGAATTTGTTAGCTATGTACATGAATTTTATGGCAAAGATTCTATATATGGGGAGGAATTTTTTCCCCCAAATGGTGCAACAACAACTGAAATAATATTAGCTGTGAAGATTAGACAAATAATGAATATCGATCTACCTTTTGATGGTGATTCGATGGATAGGGAGATAGTGAGAGACATAATGGCGCAAGCTAGGCTTGCAGAGATAATTTTAAACAAAAGAGGAGAATAACATGGGATTTTTTAGTTTTGAAACTCAAGATACCAATGAATCAGTACCAAATATATATTCTGGCAAAAAAACTTTCACCGTGTTTATGCGAGATAATCAGGGCAACATATGGGAAGAAAGTAACTACGATGGATATGGGGATTTTGGCGGCAAAGATTTCTACGAGTTATTAGCCGAAATGAACGGATTGAATGGCAGAGAATCAGGAATAAATCTAGCATTCGACAAGGAAAAACAAGTAAATATCAATTGGCCTACTCTTACCAGAGACAAAAATTCAGAAGTAACTGGCAAGCCAAAAGATTGTAAAAATCAGGGCTATTTTTATGAATAAATTAGAAGTCACCGATGCTGAAATTTTGTGGCAAGTAGGCTGGGACGATGAAAATATACCTAGTTTTGGATTGGAGTTTTTTGAAGAAGAAAGCGAGGCACAACTATACTCTGAGTCTCTTTCTGAAACTGGGATCGTTTTAACAAAATTAGAGAATGACATTCCTACAATGACCTGGGAATTAATTGACGGAGATTGGAAATAAAACTGTTGCACCGTAGTTCCAAAAGAGTAAAATAAAACATTCATTAAACAGCGAGGAACTGAGAAAATGAAACAGACCTTTAATACTGCATATCACCAGTACGCATGCCATTTACAAGACCGTCTAAATCAATCGGCATCCAGTAGAGAATGGATCAGTCGAGAGCTTTCCGGCAATCAATCCAACATATTCATATTACGCGGAGTCTCCGGCGATATCGTAGCCCAGGTTAGCGGCAAGGGTAAGGTGACGCTATGATTTTTGGAATCGAGGATCTTTCCTTCAAACCTGAACAGGCAGATTCAATTCTTAATCACTGTAAAAAAGCAGGTATGGACGATATGGAAATTTGGCTTCACTGTCTTTCGGTCGCTGCTGGAACATGTCCCAATAAGGACATGACGCTTGCAGCCGTTCAGATGATTTATCACACGGAAAACATCTCAAAAGACACAGAGGAGACAATTCAATGAGCATGAAACATAAATTAAAATTCAACTCCAATAAATCACTGGTGAAACTGGCGCAGGACACCATTGCAGCCAGCAAGTTTAAGATTGCCTACCGAGATAAATCCACGACAGACAAATCCTTTTACCTGGTTAAAGACAATGGCATTTACCTGATGAACTGCTATGAATCAGACAATGCTGATTCTAAACTTGGCAGGGATAGGCCAAACAGTGTTGTGTATGCCAGTGGATTTAATCCCAAATTCAACAAAGATGTTTGGGAGGATAGCCAAGCTATCAGTGGTGACGATTTTGCCGAGAACATCTATCTGACTGACGATCAACTCGACAGAGTAGCTAATGGCGGCTCAGTCAATATCAGCTTTAGCGAAACTGAAATGGAGGTGCGAGCATGAGTACATTTCAGCAGATTTTGCTAATAAGTGTTGCTGTTACTGGCTGGGCTTGGGCTTGGGTTTCTACCGAAGAATACAATGACGAAATTCAAAATGAGACACATTACTGTTCTATGGTCTCTACTTTTGAAGAAACTGAGGGTGAGCATGGCTGGCCTAATTTCAAAAATATAAACTGTGAGGAACTGAAATAATGAAGAAGAATAATCGTTTTTTGAAACTGAAAGAAGTTATGAATATCACTGGAATTGCTCGTTCGACCATTTATTTTTGGATGAAACAGCGTTTATTCCCTACCCCAATAAAATTAGGTGAGCGCAGCATTGGCTGGCTTGAAGCAGATATTGAAGGTTGGATGGATGAAAGGATAGCTGAATCATCTAATGCAAAAAAAGATGTTCACCCGTTAGATATCAACCCGTTGAAAGAATTAGAAGATAATGTTAAACAAAAAAGTGAGGAACTGAAAATGAACAATATAACAGAGATCAAACCATCGAAAGAGAAAGAGAAACTGGCAAATGAGTGGTTGTGGAATCCGTGGCTTGTGGCCGATATAACTCGATGTATCAATCAATCGATCGGTTCATCCCAAACTGTGCAGGAACAGGACTTTCATTACCTGGAATGGTCGCGCAGCACTGGTAAAACCGATGTTTATCTCGAAATTCGTGACGGCCAACAACACTTAATGGTAAATATTGATAGATTTCGAGGGAATAACGAAAGATTAGCTTTGATTGGGATCGCTTCAAGTTATGATTTGATTTACGGGGAGTGTAATGACGATGAGTAAAGACACAATAACGATTGCAATAGAAGACGATAGCGAGTCTTGGGCTGCTCAGATTGCGCTAGAACAACGCCAACAGGAAGAACGAGAGACACGCATAGACACAAGGGAGATTTTGGAGCGATTGCAGAAGGCTGGAGCAATCTTGGATGTCTGTGATGCTAGGCTTGAGCATCTAACCTTTATGATTAACGAAACCGTAGAGCAAATCGAAAAAAACGACTTGAAATTTCGAGAATCATTGAAAAAAAGACTAAGAATCTGAAGTAACTATTCTGCTGTACCTACAGGAGCATACCGATCTGGGTTTGCTCCTTTTTTTTATCTTGGTTTTGTTGGTGGTTGTGGCGGTGGAATAATGAACCCCATCTCTGCCGATTCGCGTATTAATGTTTCAATAAGGTCTGAATAGGAACTTTTGCTTTGGTCTGCTGACCTTTGAACAGGACGATTCATCACACCGAACTTAGTTTCAACCTGGTTACTGCCATAAGTCCTAGACAACATGATTTCATGGATTTCATCAGGTGTATTGCCTGTAAATTTGCTAAATTCCCTTGCCCATTTACGATAATAACCTTGCTGACACCCTGTTCTTTCGTCCTTAACTGGCTGAATGCAGAGTTCAATGCCCTTCTCTTTTAACTTGGGCATCATATGCTGCAATGATGGGATCTTTTGAGGAAACCGCCTAGCCAGTACCATCAACAAGTTAGTGAAGATGGCCTGACTAGACGTTCGCTCAAGAATGAACTTTAGTTCCACGGATCTTCGGTGGAATCTGCTGCTGGCGGTGGTGGTGGAGCATCGTTACTATCACTTGCCGCTGCTGCCACAGCATCTTGATTCTCCTTTGCAACGTATGCCTCGCCAGTGAGATATATATATCGCTGACCGTTGCTCTGAGCCGTTCTGTCCCAACCCGCCAGTTGTATCTTGATGTCACCAACGCCAGCTTTCGCCTGGTTAACTAACATCCGCAGAACATCACGGGTTATCTCGACATGACCCTTGATATCGGGCTGTTTTTCACTGGTTTTTTCATGCACCCACATACCACCTTTTGTTTTTGGAAACTCCATACTATTTCACCTCTTCTGTTGTTGATAATTTGTTTTTTAAGGTACTGAAACCTTCTCTTAATTTTTCATACTGCTCATGCCAATCCCGATCAATACCATCAATCGTGGACTTATTTTTTCGATAAAACTCCTTTAATTGCTCTGGCGTATCAGCAAACTCAGTAGCCATTTGCAACATAAAAGACACTAAATTCTCCGCACTTTCTTCAGTGGATATCTCAGCGGAATCACCTAAAGAATAATCCTCAATGTCTTTCTTTGATTCAACCTTTGCTTTTGCCTTTGGCTCTGGCTTGGGATGTGCTTTCGGCGTGACTTTCGGCTGCTTTGGCTTGGGTACAGGGGCTTCTGCCTTGTCATTGATAGCATGGTTCACTTCATCAAAAGAAGCGTAGTTACCGCCTGACAAACCGCAAGCGGATAATGCTCTACCAATACTACTGGTAAGACAGTTCTCAACCGCGCTAGTTTTGTTAACTGGCCCACTGGCTCTGTATTCCTCAGCAAAATCATTGGCAATCACACGCCATGATCCATCGACAAACACGCTGATGGATGTCTCTGCCATAACCCTTGTGTCATCAGCCACATGGATAGTGGACATTATTTTGCCATCATCACCATAAGTTTCCCTGAAAATCTGGACTCGCGTATGCACTTCTGCATAAAGTTTCCCTCTGATATTTACCTTATCTGCATCCGGTAATTCAGACATCTTAATAACGGCTCCAACGAGCCTATTTTGTTCCTCGCTCACTTTTCTTTCTCCTTACTGGTTAAATTTCTGTTTTGCTTCTCGAATAATAATTTCAGCAAGCTCCTTTACACTAAGCTGTTCAAATACCAGAAATGGTATTTCTGTAACATCTAAGTCATTCATGCTGATAACCACATGCTCATTCATCAACATCATCCCTAAATTAACTGTTTTGAATCGTTCATCAGCCCACAAACCTAGCATCTTTCTCTCAATTTCATCCTGACCGTGGAACTCTATACTGATTGAATTGTCCAAATCAAAGGCTGCCATTTCTAATCTCCTCGTATTGTTCACACCACCTGGAGACACCACAATAATCTGCCTCACAACGCACATTCTTTCCTATGCGCTCCTCAATAGAGTGCTTTTTATCAAGATCTTTTTCATTGAAGTATTGTTCAGCTTCTTCCTTTGATTCAAACACCCTCATTGCTCGCTTGTTAGCTGTCTTCTTAACCGCCCAAGTGCTAGGTCTTGCCCATCGCTCAAGATCTGAGCAAAGAGGCAGTGACCCGCCTGTCAGACGCTCATACTCGGCATCCTGATGTAGCTTCACCCTGCCAGCAATGTATTGGTCTTGTTTCTCATCATTCCAAAGCTCAATCGGTATGATTGTAATGGGGGATTCTGGATAGCGTTTAGTCTCTTTCATCGTCATCTTCCTTTGATCCACTTACCCTTCCCATCCATCATGCTCCACTCTCTGAGCTTTTCTCTAATAAGATGGTTAGCAAGGTAACGTGGATTTCTCTCTGACCTTAAAATAATCAAGTCAGAAAGTTCATCGTCACCAATCAGATTGGCGATTGCGTCAAGCG